ACTTCCGACTCGGCAGCGGTCAGGCGGGCGCCGCGGAAGCCCGGAGACTCGGACGGATCTCGAACAACAGATTCAAACCCTGCTTCGCCTCAATCCTCAGCAACGCCATCTGCGCGGCAGTCGCAAGGACGGGCATGAAGAGCCGGAAGAGTACATCCCCAATCCTGCGGGGACACTGCTCAAGGACGGTCGTGAAAAATCGATTCTTCCGGATGCTACAATGCGCGATTCACGCGGTAACTATCTGCGATTCGAGCAGGCAGACCTTACCCGGCTTGGCAAGCCGACGCTTCGAGAAGAGACCAAGGCGCAACGCGAGTTCCGCTGGACGCAAAGCAACGGCTACAAGGACGTGCCGCAGTCGAATGTCTATGTGATCTTAAAGCGTCGTCAGCTTGAGCGCATTGAGAACAGGCACAAGAAGACGCCCCGCAGAAGGCAAGATGAGCAAGACAGGTGACAACTAAAGAGAGAAACTGTATGGTGTATACTACCATTGCGTGTCATTGGTAGTGCAAGGTGAGGTACTTCGAGAGGAGCCATGATTGACCGTTCCAAAAGATTCGACGATTGGGGTGATCATCGCCCACAGAGACACAGGATCCGCCGCGTGCTCTTCTCCAGGAAGGACGAGGCCATGTTCTCCGAAGCACTTCGACAAGCCTTTCCGACGGTGAAGTATGTGATCCGCTCGGGCGGGGTAACGCCACCGCCTTCTCTCGATGCCTTCGATAGTCTGATGGACGTGACCGCGCTAGGGCTTTACATCGTTATTCCCAGTTCCCCAGGCTGGCGCCCGGAACCTGGCTACGGTTCAGATGGTGGCTGGATCGAGTTCAGAAATATCCCTAGGCATGGTCACCTGACCTATTACCGCCCGGAATGGTACGAAGGGGAGATTTTCGGTTCGTATGAACCCTGGAATCCCGACCACGAGACCTTCCTCAAGCTTGTTCGGACAGTATGGAAGATCATCGAAAGGTTGGCGACGAACCGCTACAAGTATGGACATCCCTTAGGGAACAAACTCATGGGCCGAGAGGTCCAGCTCATGAAGGACGCGAAGGGCGGCGAAGTTTGGCTAGGGCATTGTGCATTGGAATGGTGTCGGGCGGATCCGAGTCGGATGTTGGCCGGCGCCCACAGGGTCTGCGATGACTGGCAGGTGCCGCAAACGGAGTGGTATCGGGCCTTGCGGGCGAAAGTCGACGAACGTTTCGGGCCAGGTTTCGACGATACGCCGCCTCTGTCATAGTGTTGTGGAAGCGCAAGACTGAACCGCTCGGCAGTCGCCATGAAAAGTCTGCCGCTCCGAAAGATTCTTCTTGACAGCTATAAGACGATCGTCCTATAATGCGTTTATTATGTGATGCCGTGGTGTGACCGGCGGCATCTTCTGCCCCCGAAAATCAGTACCGTGACGATCGTGACCGCTTCCGGGCGGCCGCGTCCGTTTCGTTTGGCAGGATGCCATGAACCGCCGCTTGCTTGACTTCGATGCTCGGACGGGGATCGCCGAGTACCATCACTATGATTCGCTCACCGGCCGCACGACCATCGAGACCGCGCAGGACGTGGCGCCGATCCTGGAGCGCAACCGGGCCCTGCAGAATGCCGATGATCGAGGCTGGTCGCCGGCGCGCGACCTGAGGCGGGCGGCGACGATACCGGACATCATCGTGCTGAAGTGGCGCAAGGACTACGGCATCGATGTGTTCAACCGCGATCATTGGCCGGCGGTGAAGCGCCTGCTCAACGATCCGGAGTGGCGTTACCTGCGGACCGCACCGGGGCGGCTCTGATCCGATACCGTCGGGCGACGGCCGTCGCCCACCTGATTCACAGGCAAACCCAAGGAGAATTCCCATGGCAGCACGCGCCATCACGCTGCTGCCGTCGGCTGCGCGCACGAGCAGCGGCAGCGGCGACGGCAGTTCGGTCGCAGCGGAGCTCCGCGAGGCCAATGTCTTGCTCGATGTCACGGCGGTATCCGGCACGACTCCCTCGCTCACTGTCACGCTCGAGACGTCGGCCGATGGGACGAGCTGGTTCACCCATACCGCATTCACGGCGAAGACCGCGGCCGGCAAGGACGCATTGAAGCTCGCCAATCTCGGCAGCTATGTGCGCGTGTCCTATGCCATCTCCGGTACGACGCCATCCTTCACATTCTCCGTCGTGCTCGACGGCAAGCGGGTGCCGTAAATGGCCATCTCAACCTATACCGAGCTGCAGACGGCGATCGGCAACTGGCTGGCGCGGCCGGGCGATCCGACGATCGCCGCCATCATCCCGGACTGGATCGCCCTGTGCGAGTTGCGGATCAATCGCGAGCTGCGCGTCCGGGCGATGGAGGAGCGGGCGACGGCGGCCGTCGCCGGCACCTATCTGGCCTTGCCGGAGGGATTCCTCGCGATGCGGAACTTCCAGCTGAACACCAATCCCGTGACGGCGCTCGATCTGGTATCGGCGGAGTTCATCGATCGCGCCGCCGCCGGTTCGATCACCGGCCGGCCGCGGCTCTACGCGATCGTCAACGACGAGATCCAGCTGGCGCCGGCGCCGGACGGCCCCTACACGGCGGAGATGGCGTACTGGAAGAAGCTCGAGACGCTGTCGCCGACGACGAGCACGAACTGGCTGCTGACGAATGCGCCGGACATCTATCTGTTCGGCGCGCTGGCGGAGGCGGCGGCCTATCTCGGGGACGACCAGCATCTGATGCAGTGGGACGGGCGCTACCAGGCCGCCATTCGCCAGCTGCAGGAGAGCGACGACGCCGGCAGGTGGTCCGGAGCCACGCCGCTATCGCGCGTCGTCGGCGCGACGCCTTGAGCACGATCTCGAACATCCGGGCAAACGACCATGGCTGACAACATCCAGACCCCCGCCGGCAGCGGCAGCGATCCGGCCGTTGCGACCGACGAAATCGGTGCCGCGCATTACCAGAAGGTGAAGCTTGCCCTCGGTGCCGAGAGCGTGCTGGACACGCTGCTGCAGGCCGGCCAGCAGAGCATGTCCAACAGCCTGCCGGTCGCGATCGCGGCCGACCAGCCGCCGGTTGCGGTGAGCGGAACGGTCGCGGTCCAGAGCATCTCGACCAGTATCGTTCCTGGCACGGCCGCGTCCCATCTCGGCAAGGCCGAGGACGCCGCGCACGCGTCCGGCGACACGGGCGTGTTCATCCTGGGCGTGCGCAACGACACGAATGCGGTGGCGACGAGCGCCGACGGCGACTATGGCGCCATCGCCATCGACGGCAGCGGCCGCCTGCGCGTGCTGGCCCAAGGGCCCGACGACCACAACGCCGCGGCCGGCCCGCGCCCCGTCGTCGGCGGCGCCGAAGCGCGCACCACCGAGCAGACCGCCGTCGGATCCGGGACGGTGACGCGCCTGCAGGCCGACATACTCGGCAAGATGATCGTGCGGCCGCACTGCATACCCGAGCAACAGATCGGGGGCGTGGCATCGACGACCGGCACGTCCGATACGACCGTGATCGCGGCGCAGGGTGCGGGCATCCGCTTGTATGTCACGGCCATCAGTATCGCGAACAGCAGCGCGACGGATGTGATCGTCGAGGTCAAGGACGGGACGACGGTGATCTGGCGCACGGCCGCGCCGCAGAAGGGCGGCTCCAACCTGCGTTTCGATCCGCCACTGCGGCTGACCGCAAACACGGCGCTCAACATGGCCAGCCTCACCGCGGCCTCGACGATCTATTTCAGCGCCAACGGATACCGGAGTGCGAACTGATGATCCGCCTCCAGGACGACGCGCCCATTCGCGACCGCTGGCCCAGGCTGTGCAGCATGGCGGCGGATCTCATGCTGCTCGGGGTCGGCAATCGGGCGGTGGGTCCGGCGGCGCCGAGCTACGTCGTGCAGGAGATCGACGGCGTGTCCCGTTTCACGCTCGAGGATTCCTCAGGCAGCCTTCTTCTGGAGTAGGAGACGATGGCCGATACGAAGATCAGTGCACTCGCCGACGGCTCCCCGCTGCGGCCCGGCGACCTGTTGGTTGTTGCCCGTGGTAGCGGCAACAACCGGATCGACGGCGACGATATCACGGCGCTACACGGGCGGGACGCCACCACGGTCGACGTCACCAACTCGACCTCGGAGACGACGGTCTTCAGCTATGCGGTTCCAGCGAACGAGCTGGGCACGGCGCGCAAGCTCCGTTGCGAAATGGGCGGCGACTACCTCAACAACAACGGCGTGGCGCCGACCGTGCGGTTGCGGATCAAATATGGCGGAACCACGATCTTTGACGACACGGTGGCCGTCAGCTCCACCAGCGCGACGCGCCGTCCCTGGTACCTGACGTTTTCGCTGTGCGCGAACGGTGCCGCGGGGGCGCAGTCGCTGTTCGGCTTCATGCTGCTGGGCTCGGCGGGCGGCGCCACCGCGGGCATCGGCGATATCGATACCGACGAGGTCGAAACCATGGCGCCGTTCTTCAACACCGCCGCGATCGACAGCACGGTCTCGCAGACGCTCGAGGTGACCGCGACCTGGAGCACGGCCGCGACCACCCTCAGTTTCCGCCGCTTCCACGCCGGCCTGGAACGGCTGTGACGATCATGCTGCTCTTCTTCAGAAGAGTGCAGCAATGGCGTGCGGCGGCAGCCGCTGCCGGCACTTGGAACCCGACCGCGCCGGTAGCAGCGACCTGGAGCGACGCCGCGCCGGCTGTCGGTGGCTGGTTTACCGCCGCCGGCACGAGCGGAGCATGGGGACCCACGGCGCCCGCCACCACGGACTGGCAGCACCAAGGCTAGCCGGCACCAACGGACCGAGCGCTCCGCTTGGTCCTTCCGGCACCTGACCTTCAACATTCAGACAACGGATCTCCAGATGATTCCAATCGGCGCCTGGCAGCCCGACCTGCCGGACTTCGAGAACCCCGGCGCGCTCGAAGCGAAGAATGTCATCCCCGACGCCGGCGGCTATCGGCCCTTGCCCGCCCTGGTGGCGACCGGCGACGACATGGACGCGCGCGTGCAGGGGGCGGTCCTGGCGCGCGGGCAGGGCGGCACGATCGCCAACTTCGCCGGCGATGGCACCAAACTCTATCGCTGGGACAACGACGGCGTGGTCTGGAACGACGTCAGCCGCACGACCGGCGGCCCCTATGGCGTGCCGGCGGACGGCGGCTGGTCGTTCGCGCAGTTCGGCGACCTGGTGATCGCCGTCGATGGGGTCGATGTGCCGCAGAAGTTCGCCATCGGCACCGATTCCCGGTTCTCGGCGCTCGGCGGCACGCCGCCGACGGCACGATTCGTTGCCACGGTGCGCGATTTCGTCGTCATGGGTCGATTGAGCGGGCTGGCGCAGCGCGTGCACTGGTCGGGGATCAACAACGCGGAGACCTGGACGTCGTCGCAGGCGACCCAGGCCGACTTTCAGGATCTGCCCGACGGCGGCTACGTCATGGGGATCGTCGGCGGCGAGTACGGCCTGGTCTTCCAGGAGCGCTCGATCAAGCGGATGACCTATGTCGGCGTTCCCGCGATCTTCCAGTTCGACGAGATCGCGCGCGGCACCGGCACGCCGGCCGAAGGCTCGATCGCGCGCCATGAGGACATCACCTTCTTCCTGTCCGACGACGGGTTCTTCGCCCTCCAGGGCGGCCAGGGCCTGCGCGCCATCGGCCACCATCGGATCGATCGCTTCTTCTGGAACGACGTCAGCCAGACTTACCTGCACAGGATCAGCGCGGCCATCGATCCGATCAACAAGCTCTACGTCCTCTCCTATCCCGGACCGGGATCCGATCTGGTCGGCGGGAGGCCGAATCGCCTGCTGATCTACAATTGGACGGCCGATCGCTGGAGCCGCGCCGAGGTCGAGATGGA